GATTAAAGACCCTGTGAAGTGTAATGAGTAGGGCGGATTTAAAAAGAAAGAATCATAAGGGAAGGAGAAAGATAGGTTCTCGTAAGAGAAAGAATCGTAGACGTATTAGATTAAAATTACGTGTGAGAAACAAAAGATAATTGTTGACAATTATTTTATTTGTGGTAGTATTATAAATTATAGGAGATAAGTATGGCAAGTATTAAAAATCATCAATCAACTGATGTTACTAAACTATTACTCGTAGGAGATAGTGGTTCTGGTAAGACGGCTTCATTGGCTCAGCTCGCAAATGCTGGATACAATTTACGTATCTTGGATTACGACGATGGGTTGGCTATTCTTCCAGAGTTTCTAACTGCTGATGCAGTAGATAGAGTTAGTTACGTAACGTTGAAAGACCCTATTGGAAAGGCAGATTCTTTTCGAAGGGGTGTTAATTTAATTTCAAATTGGAAAGACGAAGGAGAAGACTTCGGGCCTGTTAGTAAGTGGACATCTAAAGATGTCTTAGTCATTGACAGTCTAACCCTAATGGGTGAAGCGGCTTTAAGGGGGGCACTTGTATTTAATAACAAGAAGCCAACCGATCAAGCTAGCCAACCAGAATGGGGCACTGCGGCTCGCGATGTACAACACATCGTACAATACATAACAGGTACTGAAGCACCATGTAATGTGGTAGTAACAACCCATATGCAATATATGGAAGGCGATTTGGGTGTGTCTAAAGCATACCCAACTAGTGTCGGTTCAAAGTTATCAACCAAGTTAGGTAGATACTTTAACTGTGTATGCAGAATTGATACTAGAAGTTCTAGCAAAGGAGTTGAGCGTACTTTGAGAACTGTATCCGATCACCGTATGGATCTAAAGGTAACGGCACCAAAATTAATTGAGCCTAATACTGAATTAGATTTAGCGAAGTTGTTCGGAGCAATACAAAAGAATGCTCAACAAAGATTATCCAAGAAGGATAATGTAATTAACATCAAGACAGGAGGTAATTAATGGCTGATGTAAGTGACTTTTTATCGATGAATCCAGAGGATATACCAGAGTCTATAACTTTACCAGAGGGTAGTTATGACTTTGTTATTACATCTTATCGTACGGATAAGGTCGGTGAAAACCAAAACGAAATTGTGCGTCTTAATTGTAAGGCTAATGCAGTTTTAGAATCTGATATTACGGATGCAGATCTAGAGAACTGTGATGGTACTCGATTAGAATTTTGGGCAACCAAGAAAGCACTTAGACAGGGTAACCCTGTGATTTCACTCAAAGCTTTCCTAACAAAATCACTCGGTATGAGTGGTGTTTCGTTCGGGGAAATGCTTGAACAATCTATCGGACAATCGTTTAGTGGTATCGTTAAACACGAAATGGTTGGACGTAACAAAGATATACTTCAAGCTTCAGTATCAAGAGTATTGAACAACAAGTAGTATCTTATGGGTGAGTATGCAGTTAAGCAAAGAGTCCCTTCTCAATTAAAGAAGGGGGCAAAGATAGCCATAGTCATGGACTATCCTAACTCTAATGAAGTTCGCTTGAATAAAATACTTGCAGGAGATTTTATAGTCAATAAGATTTGTAGACTAGCGGGGATACAAATAGAAGATTGTATGCTCACCCACACCATTCAACTTAAACCTGCACAAGACAACCCCCAAAATTTTTTTCACAAACGTTCTGAATATAAAGCTTTGTGTAAAGATAGTGAGTGGCGCTCTTCCTATCCGATTACCACCTATGGCTACCTCAAGCAGGAGATGGAGCAAGACTTACAACGTTTATACAATGAACTCAATGAGACAAACCCCAATGTTATTATAGCAATGGGGGGAGTTTCATTGTGGGCACTCACAGGATTTGATAAGGTAGGTATATACAGAGGTGCTGTTATTCCTTCAACTCAAGAAAGATTGAAACAAGTTAAGGTAGTACCATCTTATAATCCTTCTGCTGTAGTAAGAAACTATGGCTTTAGAGCACACGTTTATTCTGACTTTAAGAAAGCTAGACGTGAATCAGAATTTTCACATATTAATTATACAACAAGAGAGTTATGGATTGAGCCTAAGCTAGATGACATGTATGCATTTGAAGCAGAATACATACATAGAAATAATGCTGAAGCCCCATTGTCTTTCGATATTGAAACAGCGGGAGGGCAGATAACGTGTATTGGGTTTGCCCCCTCTTTAAGTCATGCAATCGTGGTCCCATTTAAGTATAACTATTGGTCACGTGATGAAGAAGCCAAAGCGTGGACATGGGTTAAAGACTTATTAGAAGATACGAACTTAGTTAAAGTTGCACAGAATCAAACGTATGACATATCATGGTTAGCTTACAAACAGAACATAAAAGTAAGTGGACTAGTACATGATACAATGCATGCCCAACATTCGTTGCAGCCAGAAATGGAAAAAGGTTTAGGTTTTCTCGGCTCCATATACACTAATGAAAGTGCATGGAAAACATTAGCCAAGTTCTCTAAGAGCACAAAAGCTGATGAGTAGTGAAGCGACCACATTTTTTTACAGCAAAAGCTGTTGATGATAGATGGGGTGAGTTAGATGCTCACGTAAGATTGTGGCGAGCAACGTTAGATCAACTGTTGCAAGATCTTATATACGTGGGAAGTGGTAAGGAAGATAAGAAAGCTTTTATTACTGCATGGGAGTGGTTTGAAAATGACCATGAAGATTTTAAAATGGTGTGTGATTTAGCTGACCTAGATCATAAGAGAACAAGAAAAGAATTGAAAGATTTAATAGCGAGGGTAAATGGTAATAGACATAAACGACAATTTAAAAATAGCCGCAAAGCTTTTGAGTGGCAAAAGGGAACAAGAGTACGGAAACAAAAAGACAAACCACGATAACATTGCTGAGTTGTGGTCAGCTTATTTGGGCACAAAGTTAAGTGCTCATGACGTTGCTATATTAATGTTGTTATTAAAAATAGCAAGAACAAAATCTGGAAATCCTACCGAAGATACATACATAGATATGGTGGGGTATTCAGCTATTGCAGGAGAATTGTGTGAAGATAATAAAGAACACGGAAATAAATAAACACGATCTAAACAAAGATCAAATACTGTGGACGTACTGTGCATTAGATTGTACATTGACCCACGAGATATGGTCTAGGATACATAAAGAGTTTGATCCTATAACTAAAAGAGTTTACTTATTTGAATTAGATAGTCTAAAGCCTGCAATGGAAATGATGTTGCGAGGTTTAAAAGTTGATGAAGTTAAAGTAAAAGAAAAGAAAGAAGTCTTACGTGCTCGCAGATTAAAACTAGAACGTATGCTTAATCTTTTTGCACAAGGTGTGTGGGGCAAAGACTTAAACCATAACAGTCCTGTGCAACTTAAGAAAATATTATATGAAGACTTAGGCTTACCACCTGTTGTATCTTACAAAGGGGGCAAGTCAAAGATATCTACTGACCGCGCAGCTTTGGAACAGCTTGGAGAATTTTATCCAAGAGCAAAACCATTTGCCCATACTATACTTGCACTACGTGATATAACTAAACAGCTTTCTGTTTTAGATTCTAAACGTGATGCAGACGGCAGGATCAGATGTTCATATAATGTGGCAGGCACAGAGACAGGACGTTGGTCTTCATCAGAAAGTCCTTGGAGAACAGGAACTAATTTACAAAATGTTACAAAAGAATTACGTTCAGTATTTATTCCAGATGATGGCATGGTTATGTTCTATGCAGATTTAGAACAAGCAGAGTCGAGAGTTACTGCTTATGTTGCAGGTGATGAAGGTTATATAAATGCATGTGAGAGCACAGACTTACACACTGAAGTAGTTAAAATGGTTTGGCCTAACTTGGGTTGGTCTGATGACCCTGTACAAAACAGAGAGCTTGCAAACAAACCTTATTACTTACACTTTACATATCGTGACATGTGTAAACGAGCAGGTCATGGTACTAACTATGGAATGTCAGCACATGCATTAGCTAAACATTTAAAAATAAAAGTTTCACATGCGACAAGATTTCAGTTGCTTTATTACGGAGGTGTGGTACCATTAGCTTCTTTAGAACGTTGGCACCAACAAGATAGAGAAGGAGGCTTTCAAGAATTGATAGACACAGGAGAGATAATAGGTAAGCTAGTAAAAATACAAGGAGCATTCCCTGGCATACGTGCTTGGCACAACGAAGTAGCGGGTGAGTTAAAACAAACAGGTTGTTTAACTACACCGTTAGGTAGGCGCCGACAATTTTGGGATAGATTAAATGATAACTCTACATTGAGACAGGCTATAGCTTATGTTCCACAATCTACTATTGGGGATTTATTAAACATGGGATTATACAATGTATGGAAAAGTGTTAGAGAGATAGAGATACTTGGCCAAGTACATGACGCTATCTTGGGTCAATGTCCTATTGAAAGAGTGGATGAATTAATGCCTAAAGTTTTAGAGCAAATGCACAATCCTTTAGAAGTTAAAGGAAGACAAATGATTATCCCTTCCTCAGTTGAGGTGGGTCATACATGGAAGGATATGGAAACATGGCAGAAGTAAAAAGATTATACGTAGAAGACGGAAAGATACTAGTAAAAGAGGGGGAATTTTCTACCATATGCAATGAGGCAGAGATAGAAGGACCTTCATTAATAAGAAACAAAGACGGTAACATATGGATTGAGACTACGTCTACAGTAGTTAAGCTTGTCCATATACCTAAAGAAAATGTCAAGTTTCTAAATGAAAAATAATGTCAAGAAATTATAC